GCAGCCTTCTGGTGGTCAGGCTACTAAGTTTTATTCCTCATGTATTGTTAAACTCTTTTCTTCAGAGTCAGACAATCAAGCGATTAAGGGCAAGATCAAGGTAGGAGATAAATTAATTGAAGAAAAAATTGGTAGAACTATTAAGTGGGAACTCCAGTTCTCCAAAACCTCTCCAGGGTTCCAGTCTGGTGAGTATGATTTTTATTTTAGAGGTGACAGCATTGGTCTTGATACCATTGGTGATTTGGTTACTACAGCAGAACTAAATGGAATTGTTGAGCGCACAGGGGCTTGGTACATACTTCCAGATGGCACAAAGGTACAGGGCAAGGAAGCATTTGTTAATCGTGTCAGGGAGGATCTTGATTTGCAAGAATCAATCAAGGCAAAACTAAATGGCTAGTTATACAGTATACTCAGGAAAGTGGCCATGCCATACATGTAAGCAGGTTGTTCCAACATTAAGATGTTATGCTGAAACTAAAACTCTTACTTGGATGTGTAAAGAAAAACATCTCACAACGGTATATCTTGGTAAAAGAAAGAAGAGCGACTTTGACGGAGAAGAGTGAAAGCAAAAGGATAGGTGCTAAGCAGCATAAGAACTCAGGACGTGGAACACACAAAGGCGATGCGTCATGGGAAAATTTTACTGTAGACTTTAAAGAGGTTGGAAAGTCATTCACTTTAAATAAAGATGTTTGGGCAAAGGCTACCACAGATGCTATTCGAAATGGAAACGATCCAGCAATCATAATTGCCATGGGCGAGGCTAACTCAAAGGTTAGACTTGCAGTAATAGAGTTATCAGTCCTTGAGGATTTAGTTAACAATGAATAGTCTAAACACTATCTTTCAAAATGTTTTAACACAAGACCTACAAGATTCTTTAAAGGTTTTAATAGACAGCGAATTGTCTAGAAGGACTGTTATAGATATTAGTAGAGATCCCGATGGATACTCTGGAGAACTAGATAGTTCAGATTTTATAAGGGTAGAAGATGGTAGGATTCAGTTAGAACTGTTTCCTTTACCCAAAAACATAGAAAAAGAATTTAGTAAAAGTATATCAAGTGTTTACGGTAAGCACTCCTTGATAGGTTCTGTTTACTGTGAATATAACACAAAGTATGGCTTAATGAACCTGCCTATGCATATGGACAGAAACAAAGATAATCTATGCTTTGATTATCAGATACTGTCAAATGTTTCTTGGCCTTTAATTATTGAAGATAGTGACTATACTCTAGAGGATAACTCAGCGATTACGATGAGGCCTAAAATACAAAATCATGGAAGAAAAAATGTTGAATTTGAGGATGGGTCTTTTGTAAAAATGCTTTTTACCTTTTGGAGCAAAAGAGGAGCCCCACAATGAAAAAAACGAAGGGTGTATAATATTATTATGAACAATTTTGATCCAGCCATATATAATGAATCTTATGAAAACGGTCATGTAGATAATCGTGACTTCAAGCCCTTTGTCATTAATAATTTAATCACAGATTCCGATGTTGCCAATGTGTACAAAATGGTAGAAGAAAATACAGATAACTTTTTACTACAAAAGTTTGCTGGACACAAGGCTTGGACTTTGAGTGATAAGGATTTTGAGGATAGGCTTAGTAAGTCTGTTAGCGATTGGCTTGGAGAAGATGTAGTCTTGAGGGAATACTCTTTTGCAAGATACTCAAATAAGTTTGGCTATAACCCAAAACTGTTTCCACACTATGACACGCACAAACTAGATGGCCAAAGAGTGACGGTAGATATCCAGTTAAACAAAAATGTAGAATGGCCAGTCGTTGTAGAGGGTGAATCATTTGTCTTTGACGTAAAGGACGCATTAGTCTTTTCTGGTACACAACAGGTCCACTGGAGGTCTAACCTTGTTCTGTCCGATGAGGATGAGGTAGATATGATTTTTGCACATTTTGCATATGTTGATCAAAAGCCTTGGTCAGAAAATCAAAAAGAAATTCTTGAGTACTGGTCTCATAGGCTACGTGAGCAGACAGGTATATCAAACCAGCCAGAGCCAAATAAGTGGCTTAGTGTATAATAGAGTTAGAGGAGATATAAAATGAGAAAAAACTTACCAAACGTTATACTAAAAGATTTGCTAACGCAAACGCAAATAAATACAATCTTTGATATTGTAAATAGAACAAGTAGTCAAGACTTTCACAACGAGTTGGCCTATAATAGTTGGCACATTGTTTTGCCACAAGAGATAATTGATATCTTTACATCTAAGGCAGAAGAGGTTGCTGGAGAAAAACTAATACTTAAGGAATACAATTTTTCAAGATATGAAAAGGTAACATCTAGTTGTGGTCAGCATACATTTAATCCACTTTTATTTCCACATACAGATGAGGCATTTAATGGTCCACGATTTACTTTAGACTACCAGATTAGATCTAATGTAGACTGGGACATCGTAGTAGATAACTGGGAACAAGAACAAACATTTTTAGTTAAAGATAATGAGGCATTAACTTTTTCTGGAACTCATCAAGTCCATTGGAGACCTAAGAGAGAGTTTGTCGAGGGTGAATTTCTTGAAGCAATCTTTATGCACTTTGAGCCAGCAGAACCATCAGTGCTTTCGACTGAGCACATCAATGCTATGAGGAATAAGGGTCTAGAAAAGTTCAAGGCATGGAAAGAAACACCAGGCAAAACATCAAACGTTAATCATGAATACCAGGAACATCGATATAGAGAGAAGGAATAAAATGGCTGAACTACATAAATATTTGACTGGATTTGAAAAGTACACGAAGGAACTCCCCTTGTATGTTGAGAATCCTTTTACTGAGGATCAAGTAAAACTTTTAAGAGATACAATTGAGGCTAATAGAAATAGAGTGGCAGACTACCAGATTGTTCCTGGAGATCAAGAAATGTATCATGGTGGATCAAGATATGATCCAAAAAAGATTGTTCATATGTCTAGACAATTGGTAGAGTTTGATTGTCCAAAAGAGATTGAAGAAGTGATGGATTCATACGCTAAGCAATTCTATAGTGAAGAAATTAAACTTTGCCACTATAATTATATTAAGTATGATCTTGAGTATGGTGATGGTAAATATGTTCCTACACTTCCACCACACATAGATGCTGATGAAAATCTTGTAACATTTAATTTCCAAATAGGAGCAAACATAGATGACTGGCAACTTGTTGTTTCTGGAAAGCACTTTGATTTGAAAACAAATGATGCAATTGTATTTAGTGCAGTAAACCAGGTTCACTGGAGACCAAAAAGAAAGTGGAAGCCTGGAGAGTTCTTAGAGATTGTTAGTTTTGATTATTGCCCTCCAACAAACTATAGGTTTACTGGAGAAGACAATCCTATTGACCAGTTCTTACATGCAGAAAAAAGAAAAAATTATGTAGACTCTTTGAATAGTCATCCAGAGTTTCAAAGTGCTTGGGCTCAATACCATCAAGAAGGTTTAGAGATTGGCATTGAAAGTACTGAAAATGGAGCACTGGCATGATTGAAGAGAAGACAACTATAGATATGGTCAATGGTCTTGTAGAGATTGCAGATTATATGGATGATGAAGAACTTACAACAGCGCTAACATTTATTGCCAAGATAATTATTAAGCCAGACATTCCTCTTAATGTTGCCACGGTAGAGATCGTAAGACTACAAGCAATCGCAGCAAAGATGGCTTTTAAAGCAACATGGATGGCAAACGTAGACAAGTCAGATCGTGGAAAGAAAAACTTGTACTATACAGCAGCAGAATCAATTAACAACTTAGTCTCAGCATTGAAATATATCACACGATAATCTGCTATACTTATAGTAATAGAAACGAGTTATGAAATGACAAAAAGTTTATTGCAACAAATAATGGTAAAAAAAGAAGTTGCTCCAGCACATCCAATGGATGTTGATGGTTTAACAGAGATGATCAAGTCTGGCTATACAGTAAATAGAATAGACAAGCATACTCAAAAGAAAACATTTGCTCCATCGACCATTGCTTATGGCCATGGCGAATGCCCAAGATATTGGTATTTAGCCTTTGATGGTCAAACATTTGAAGATAACGCAGATGCTTATGGCGCAGCGAATATGACTGCAGGTACAAAATCCCATGAAAGAATTCAGTCTGCCATGGGCAATGTTCCAGATTTTCTTATTGATTCAGAGTTTAAGATTACGTATTCTGATCCACCAATCTTTGGTTACGGAGACGTAATGCTTAATTGGCAAGGAGAGCCATTGCTTGGTGAAATCAAAACAATGATGAACGAAGGCTTCGAGTACCGTAAGGCACACATGAAGCCAAAGACTGGTCACTTAATCCAGTTACTTATATACATGAAGATTCTAAAAAAGGCTAAGGCTGTTTTAATTTATGAGAATAAAAATAATCATGAGTTATTGCTTTTGCCAGTAGAAGTTAATGATCATTACCGCAGGTGGGTAGACCAGGCGTTTGATTGGATGAGAACAGTTCGAAAGGCTTGGGTAGATAGAACTTTGCCTAAGAAAAATTACAGATCAAATTCTAAGATTTGTAAGAACTGTCCAATTCAAAAGGCATGTGCGTCAGCAGAGGTTGGGGAACTAAAAATAAATTCCTTGGAGCCTTTGACTGATGAAACATTGTAGTTGGTGTGACAAGGAGTTCCTTACAACAATATCTTATCAGATCTATTGTTCTGTAGAATGTAGAGAGGCTGCAACAAAAGAAAAAATTGCAGCAAGGTATATAATTTCTAGAAGACAAAAAAGAAAAGGTAAAAAGAGAGTTTGTAAAAATTGTCAAGAAGAATTATCTATCTTTAATGATGAAGTTCTTTGTGGTCAGTGCAATGTAAATCCAGTACAGGTTTCAAAAGTATTAAAGCAGATAAGGATAATCTCTAATGGCAAAGAATAAGTGGGGATTGGAGTTAGCGCCTAGCAAAATTTGTTCTATAGATGCTAGCACCAATAGCCTTGCCTTTGCATTATTTGATACAAAAAGCGAATCCTTAGAGTCTGTTGGAAAGATTAGTTTTGAAGGAAACAATACCTATGAAAAGGTTATGGATGCTGGTAAAAAGGTAAAATCCTTTTTTGATATCTATGGTGGCTTTGAAGCAATAGTAATTGAACATACTGTGTTTATGAATAGTCCTAAAACTGCTGCAGATCTTGCACTTGTTCAGGGTGCCATTCTTGGGTCAGCAGGACAGTCTGGAACAAAGGTCATAGGAAAGGTTTCTCCAATAACTTGGCAAAACTATATTGGCAATAAAAAAATATCAAAAGATGAACAACTATATATAAGATCACAACATCCAGGAAAGTCTGTATCTTGGTACAAAACTTATGAAAGAAACTTAAGAAAAGAAAGAACTATTAAGTTTATTAATACTATTTATGATAGAACGATTACAGACAATGATGTGGCTGATGCTTGTGGCATTGGTCATTGGGCATTGAAAAATTGGGGAAAAGCAATAGGAGTTGACAATTAATACTATGGCTGCTAAACTATATACAAGTGAGTCGTTTATGCGTAAGAGATACGTCATAGATAAAAAGACTCCAGAAGAAATTGCTAAGGAGTGTGGTGTGAGTCTAGAAACTATCTACGTATACTTGGCTAAATTTGGATTAAGGAAGTCAAAGCGATGAAAAAATTTAAACAGTTTGTGTTCTTTGTGTCGCTAGTTGCTGCAGCAGGACTAACCTACACTATTGTAACCCTTAAGAATATTCCAGAAACTTTTGATTGGGAGGCGGATGAAGATGAGTGAAGAGACTCAGTTTACAATTTCTCAGGTATGCGATGAGATTAAAGCAATGCTTATTGCCAAAAACAAATCTTACGGAGATAGTGCACTTAATCCAGTAAGGATTTTTGCTACTGCTGATAATGTAGAACAACTCCATGTTCGTATTGACGATAAGTTGTCTAGAATCACACGTGGTGGAGCATTTATAGGAGATAATGATATCGATGATCTTATTGGATACCTAATTCTTTTAAAGATTGCGAGAGAGTTAAATGAATAGAAATGAAATTATGCATGATGGGAATAGGCCTTCAAACCAGAGTGGTTTTATTACTAATATAAATGTTGCAAATGCATTTAGCAAAACTCTTGATGGATGGCCTATGCCACAAGATGCACTTAACCAGTTAGATTCAACAGAAGAACAATATAGAAAACAAGAAAACACCCAATGGTTGAGAGAAGCAGTTTGGGATGAAGACCCTTTCCATATTAACAAAGACTTGTTTAGATCAAACGAATTTTCAAAAAATCATGATGGCAAGCATATTTTGTTTTCTGGTTGTTCGGTTACATACGGTGTAGGACTTTACACAACAGAGATATGGCCTTACAAGATTTATGAAATGATCAAAGAAACAGAAAAGGTTTCTGGATATTTTAATCTAGGTAAACCAGGAACATCTGTGATGGATATTGTTTCAAATGTGTTTAAGTACATACACCTATACGCAAAGCCAGATGTTATTTTCTTAGATTTGCCAGATCTAAATAGACACTACTCGCTTAGAGATGACACAAAAGACTTGGTTAAGGGTTCTGTAGAAGAGGTTGAACAAAAAACATTTGAAGGATTTTTTCATGGAACTTATAGAGGAAACCCACATATCAGGAATCAAGAAACAAGAATTTATGTTTATCAGTATCTATTCATGCTAGAGCAATACTGTAAAGATCTTGGTATAGAACTTTATGTATTTTCCTATGTAGACGGAACGAATGAATTCTTAAAGAGAACAGATTTAGACTGCATGAAGTATTTAAATAATAATCAAATAGTTGAAGAGATCTATGAGTATGCAGAAAACAATAAAGAAAATATAGATGAGTTTTTCTTGACTGCAAGAGACAACCAGCATCATGGTTGGGGATATCATGACGTATGGTCTAAGATAATGTTTGAAGAGTATTCATCTGGCGGAGGAAGATATGTCAGATAATCAGTTGGTTGAGCACCTAGATGAAGTAAATCGTGTTGTTGAAGAATACTTAAAGGGCAATGATCCAACTGTAATATCGAAGCAGTTAACAATTCCAAGAACACGAGTTGTGCAACTTATTAATGAGTGGAAGGTAATGGCTTCGGCTAACGAGGCTATCAGGGCCCGTGCTAAGGAAGCCCTTGCTGCAGCAGATACACACTATAGCAAACTTATCTCTAGATCGTACGAGGTAATCGATGAAGCGTCTATGACTAACAATCTTAGTGCAAAGACTGCTGCAATTAAACTTGTTATGGATATTGAGTCTAAGCGTATTGATATGCTACAGAAGGCTGGTCTATTAGAAAATAAAGAACTTGCAGAAGAAATGGTTGAGATTGAAAATAGACAAATGGTATTAATGTCAATACTAAAAGACATAGCCTCAGAGCACCCAGAGATTAGAGATCAGATCATGAGAAGACTATCTGATGTTGCAAAAAAGGATGAAGTAATAACGGTAGTTCACGATGGCTGATTTTAATGATTTTTTAGAAGCACTTAAGGATAGTCACTTTGAGGAAAAGCCTGTAGACGCAAAGACTTTTGTTGAAGATGAAAAGTTCTTAGGACAGCCAGGACTGTCTGACATCCAGTACGATATCGTAGAAGCAATGAGTCAAATTTATAAAAAAGAAGACCTGCTAGATTTACTGGGAGAAGTTGAAGGAACAAGGTACTATGAAAAATATACAAAAAATGAGATCATCCTTCAACTAGGAAAAGGCAGTGGAAAAGACTTTACATCTACTGTTGCTTGCTGTTATATTGTATATAAACTTTTATGTTTAAAAGATCCTGCTAAGTACTTTGGTAAGCCATCTGGAGATGCTATCGACCTAATCAATGTTGCTATTAACGCACAACAAGCAAAGAATGTTTTCTTTAAAGGCTTTAAGAGCAAGATTGAAAGATCCCCTTGGTTTGCTGGTAAGTTTTATGCTAAGGCAGACTCAGTAGAGTTTAACAAATCAATCACTGTTTATTCTGGCCACTCTGAAAGAGAATCACATGAGGGACTAAACCTTCTTCTTGCAGTACTTGATGAGATTTCTGGTTTTGCATCTGAAGTTGGAACTGGTAATGAACAGGGAAAGACTGCTGACAATATCTATAAAGCATTCCGTGGATCAGTAGACTCCCGTTTCCCTGACCTTGGTAAAGTTGTTTTGCTTTCATTCCCAAGATATCCAGGCGACTTTATTTCAGAAAGGTATGATGCTGTTGTTGCAGAAAAAGAAGTTGTTGAAAGATCTCATACATTTATTATTAATCCATTATTGCCAGAAGATGATCCATCAAATAAATTTGATATCACATGGGATGAAGATCAGATTACATCGTACAAGTATCCAGGAGTATTTGCCCTAAAGAGACCAACATGGGAAGTCAATCCAACAAGAAAGATTGATGACTTTAAGATTGCTTTTATGACTGACCTAGGAGATGCAATGATGCGTTTTGCATGTGTTCCAACCTTTGCGTCTGACGCTTTTTTTAAGCAGGCAGACAAAGTTGCAGCGTGCATGACACTGAGAAATCCAATTGATAACTTTAGAAGATTTGATGAATCGTTTGTGCCAGATCCTAATAAGGTTTACTATGTCCATGCTGACCTTGCACAGAAGCACGATAAGTGTGCAGTAGCAATTGCCCATGTAGATAAGTGGGTAAATATTCAGGTAATCAATAACTATGAACAGGTAGCACCAATAGTTGTAGTTGATGCAGTAGCATGGTGGGAGCCAAAGGTAGAAGGACCAGTTAATCTTTCAGAAGTTAAGCAGTGGATTCAAAACCTTCGTAGACTTGGATTTAACATTGGAATGGTTTCGTTTGACCGTTGGCAATCGTTTGATATTCAAAATGAATTAAAGCAGGTTGGAATGAGAACTGATACTGTTTCTGTAGCAAAAAAGCATTATGAAGACATGGCGATGCTCGTATACGAGGAAAGGCTTGCTATGCCATCTATTGACTTGTTGTTTGATGAACTAACACAGTTAAAGATTATGAAAAATGATAGAGTTGACCACCCACGTAAAAAGTCAAAAGACTTGGCTGATGCTGTGTGTGGTGCTATTTTTGGGGCAATATCACATACCCCTAAAAATAATAACACTGAGGTTGAGATTCATACATTTAGGGATAGGCCTAAGGGTGAACTTGACGTGGGTAAAGACAATGTGATACAATTTAAACCTATGCCAGATGATGTAAAAAATTATTTGGATAGATTAAATCTACTATAAATAAGGAGAAATACCGAATGAATTCATTCAAGAAAATCGCACTAGCCATGGTTGCAGCCATGACTTTGGGCACAATCGTAGCAACGCCTGCAAACGCTGCTGTAATGACAGTCGCTGTCGATCTCGCTGGAACGGCTAACACAACT